ACTGACTGCACATTCTATACTAAATATTTAAGTGAACAAACATATGATAGTGCTACTGGTGAGAATTTAAAATATAATTGTATATGTAAACTTGTACCTCAAGTAGATGAAAGTAAGGTAAAGGTTTACTAATGACAGAAGATAAAAAGAAAATTGTTAATTTAGACATAGGACAAAACAGCTTTGAGTTATCACTTAGAATACTAGGTAATGAGTTCGTTGCTATAAAGATTGGCTCTACTAATTTCAGTGGCAAGTTAATAGCAGGTGGTATATTATTATTATTCTTTACTTTAGTTTTGCTTGAAGGCTTTGGTTTGAATGAAGTACTTAAACAATAAAGGAGTAAGTAATGTTAACTGCATTGATAGGACCAGTAAGTAAACTTGTTGGTAAGTTTATCGAGGACAAAGATGTCAAGAATAAACTGTCACATGACTTGGCTACACTAGCACAACGTCATGCACAAGAACTTGCTAAGTCACAGATAGAAGTAAACAAGATGGAAGCACAGTCTCGTCACTGGTTTGTTGCATCTTGGAGACCTTTCATTGGTTGGACTTGTGGTATTGCTTTGATGTGGCATTTTGTTTTATCGCAATTTATTTTATTTTTTGCCACCATGTTTGGTTACTCTTTACCTGCATTGCCTGAGTTTGATATGGGTTCTTTGATGACTGTGTTAATGGGTATGCTTGGTTTGGGTGGACTTCGTACATTTGAAAAGTATAAAGGTATGACGAAATGAATATAGAACAATTCAGAGATGAACTTAAACAAGACGAGGGTGTAAAGAATGAAGTCTACCTAGATCATTTAGGTTTACCTACTTGTGGGATAGGACATCTTATCACTGAATGGGATACAGAATATAATGCTGAAGTTGGTACACCAGTGGCAGAAGAAAGAGTTAACGAACTTTTTGAAAAAGATTTAGCTACTACTATTAGTGAATGCAAACTTATCTATCCTGATTTTGATGTACTACCAGTCAAGGTGCAACATATCGTAGCCAATATGATGTTCAATATGGGCAGACCAAGACTCTCTCGCTTTCATAAGATGAAGAAAGCAGTCGATAATCGTGATTGGTTTGAGGCTGCATACGAAATGACTGACTCTAAGTGGGCAAAACAAGTACCATCAAGAGCAATGAGACTTGTTGGAGAAATGCAAAGTGTTAGTGAATAGACTGTATTCAAGGGTACAATCATACTAGAGGGAGTGTTTACCCCCTCTGTATGCCTCTTATATCAAGCCTTTTTTTGCAAAGAATACATCACAAGCTGACTTCTACCCATATTTCCTTTACGAGTGTCACCATTACGATAAATCAAACCTTTTCTTTCAAGACTTGCATATCTTGGTGTGATACTTCCCTCTCTTACCTTGCCTAAATGTGGTAAAGTTTCCCATACCTCATCATGTATTGCACCATTTTCTCCGTGAGCAGTGATTGCATCAAGGACAACTCTTTCAAGTCTATTGGTGTTTACTTTTTCGGCAGCTTCCCATGATGTTTTAGGATCATGGGTTCTTGCCATTGCTTCACTAGAAGGGTATTTCGTCATTGATTTCCTCCCCATTGCTGTCGTATGTCATTGGTTCATCACCGACTCGTGGTGTCTTGTCACCTATCCGTGCTGACAAGAACTTGGTGTTGCCATCTTTGGATACAGTTTTCCAACAAGCAATCCTGCGACTGTCTTGATTGGGCAGTGTCACTGGACCACTGAAGTCAGGTGACTTCTCGTTCTGAGACTTGTCGTTCTCATACATAGTACCGACTTTGGCATAGACATCTCGTGCAATACCACCATCAGGTAGTGAGGCTTTGACAATGACAATCCTATGCTCTGTGCCATTACTGTCTAGCTTCCCTTGCACAAGCAGACTTTCATCTGCTCGTGGTTTAAAGAAACTACCTCTGTCTGTGTTATCATAATCCATCATCTTCCCCTTTCACTTTTGGTTTGGAAGTAGTAATTGTAGGTTGACTTGCAACATTACCATCATCATCTTCTGAAGGTAATCCGTACACACTCTGCAAAGTGTATCTCTTGTAGTATGTTATAGCTGATCCAATCTTCTGTGGATTCTCCATGTTTGCTTGTGCCAACATGATAGGTAGCTTTGATTCAATGACAGTGTCATCATGCTCGTGCATAACTTTAGTTGATACAACTGGCACTACAACATTAGATCCATTATCATTTGATATATAATCGTATGTCATTTCTTGGGTAAAGAACAAACCAAACTGATTGCCTTGCTTCACTGCTTCGATAACTGACTCTAGTGTAGAGTAATTACTTCTAAAGTGTGGGTTCTTACCATCTTTCTTTGCAGTGACAGCAAGTTTTTGGAACTCAAGAAGTGCAGTCTTTATCGTGTGCTTCTTAACTGTCCATACTTTACTAGACTCTGCTTTTTTGATATTACTTTTAGTATCTGTCATGTGTAACCTCCATTATACAGATAGTTGAAGGGGTGAGTTGGGTCTACTCACCCTTTCTTTGTTATACGAATTGACCCTCGTTTATCTCGCTTGATTGACAGAACATCATTGTAGATTTCTGCTTCATCAGGCTTGATCTCTTCTTTGAGCATACTCTTAGCCATCTCAAATTGTTTAGCACTACCTTCATGGTCAAGATATATTCTTGAGTTTATTACAAATGAATTACTCTTTGATACATCTCGTTTTGTTTTACCATTGATAGGTATTTTGTTTGTCATAAGTTTGTCTATCACAGTGTCAACATCATCAGGTTCATTGCCATGTACTACACAATCCCAAAACATTTTGATTTGATTAAGCATATGATCTTGGTACTCAGTACTAGCATCAACAACTACTGCATCATATTTGTTACCAAATATTACAGATAGTAGTCCTTGCTTTGCACCTGATAGATACATATAGAACTGAATCTGTGGCATATAGAAATCAGTCACAGTCTCCATGTCATTGCGACTATGTGTGTGCTTACATTCTATAAGTACATTGTTGGGATAATCATATCCATCAAGTGTACCTTGTAGGTTTATGCTGCCATATTGTTTTTTGAATGGTACTTGGTTAGAAAATTTATAATCATAACTTTGCTTTGCCCAGTCCATGTTAAATGATTCGGTGAATGTACCAAGATTTACATTGAACAAATGGGATAAATCTTTACGACCTATCTGACCCATCTTGATCTTGTATAACTCATTCCATTTACCTTGCATCAAAGATACCATGTCGCTACCTCTGATAAAGTCCTCACGCATAGGTGAGTGTCGTGCATCTACTGTCATTGAAACCTCCATTTCTGCTATCAGCATACATTATTTATTTAATTATATCAAGTGTTTAGATATAATCTTTGTGGTTAGATGACATACCTGCAGGTTGCAAGTTGTCATTTCTATCAGGATAGAATAATATTTCCTGATAAAATTCGTAGTAGCTTTTTATCTTTACATAACCTGCACGATCTAGTTCATCTAGTTCTTGTGACACATCTTCAAATCTATCTTCCATTTTTTCTCTCCCATTCATTATCTTCTATTTGTACTTGTCTGTTCCATAATACTATTCCGTAATCATATCCTTGTTTATAATAAGCAGAAAATAATTTACTCTCATCTTGCTTACCTATAAACAAACCATCAGCTACACCATCTTTAAAGAATGATAAGTAACCTCTACGTTTTATCTCTTCAGGGTTTGCCATTTTCTTTACTCCTTACTAATGCTGTTGCTAAATCATAAATCATATGATCCATTTCCCAGTGCTTTATATTATGTTCTTCACATTTAGTTTGAAACTTATCTACTTTCATAGATGTAACTTTGTTCAATGCTATTTGTAAATCCCAACTTTCTTTATCATTCATTTTTCTTCCTCCTCTTCATCATTATAAAATACAACGATAGAATGTATCCTATCACTGTTAGGGTGATCGCCATTTCTTCTGCTCATTATCTTTTCATAATCAGACTTGTCTGCATATGACCAGTTAGTGTGACCAGTTATCTCTTCGCAGCATTCATCAATGCTATCTGAATTATATCTACTCATTTACCACTCCCATCTTCTTACACCTGTTAATTCGACATCATAATTTATGTATCTTTTATTATTTATTATTTCATCACGTGCAGCATCAGCTAACTGCGATACATCTACATAAATTCGTTTGCCAAATTCTTTAGGATCTTCTTCAAAGTTACAGTAATCCCAAACATTTATTTCACCATTCTTTATATATTTATTTTTACTCATTACTTATCTCCTATTGATGCGATTAGCTTACTTGATATCAACTCTACCAGTGACTTACGATAGTAAAGTTTTGGCTCTACATATTGATAGATCTCTGCCAGTGATGGGAAGAACTTACTGTTGAGACATATCTTGTGACACGCATCACGCAATATATCTGCAGGTATATGACCTAGCTTTGTAGCATACACCTTTGCTTTAAGTGCCATGTCTCTTTCTGTTAGTGCTGATTGTTTGGCAGTACATACCATGACTTCCATGATCCAATCTTGAATATCTTTGGGATCAGCTACAGTCATAGCTTCTTGCATAGTTTTGATAACAAGATCTTTCTTACCTGCAAGACGAGATGCTA